AGAAAACATACCCCCATCATAGCACCTAAATGATTGTATCGGAGCCCTCGTTTATATAAATATCTTACATCACAGTAGCGAGCAGGACCTCTCACATCTCCAAGTAATTCTATAATAAGTTCTTTTTGTGGTTCCTTTTTTATTACAAACAATAAAGTTCCTTTGACCAGTTGTTTTTTAAAGTCTTCGTACATTTCTAAAACACCTCTTTTATTAAATAAATATCACAAAAAGTGTCTGACCATATCGTGTTGAAAAAGTAGTTTTCTACATTGCATTTCTCCCCATCTTCGTAAATTAGAGTAGTTTCAACTTCCTTATGTCTTCCGTAGTCTTCTTTCAGAATTAAAATATCCCAATCATTATCCATTACTGGGTCAATTACAACTAACATATCTTTTTCTTTGAAAAGTCCTTGACTATATACTTTATATCTCATTGATATTCCTCCACAACAATATAATGGTTAAAACGATTTGTACTTTCGTTTATTAAGCGACGTATACTAAAAGCTACCCTATAATTAGACGAAGGATTCCCATGACTATATAGTAAATCAGCTTTTATTTGCTCTTCGTTTGAATTATATGTCCCCATTAGTTTATACACATCAAGGTAAGAACTACATTCTCCAAGTTCAATAATTATATTTCCCTTTTTTACAATCTCTTTTGTAAACTCACTTCTTGTCATTAGTACTCCTCCGTAATTAAATAACAATTAAAAACAGGTTTTTCTCCTGTAATACATCCTATTCCAAAGTTACGCAAGTCGCTTTCGCTTTGGTCTTCATTAGACTTGTGCAAAAAAGCAACAATATTTTTGTCTGTTTCATGTACATCGAAAAATATTTCCCCTATAAAAAAGGAGACGAGACCAGTTTCGGTTATAACAATTTTTGTTCCTCTTTTAAATTTTTTTAGTGCAAATTCTAGTTGTGTCATATTAGTACTCCTCTTTTACTATAAAAATGAAGGATTCTTTGTAATTATTAGCTAAAGCTGTATAACCTACACTAGAATTGTAGGATTTAAAATCTGGTTCAGTAACTTCTGTATAAATATATTCTTCATCAGGAATATAGTCTTGTAGAACTCTTCTAACTACAAGACTCCCGTTCATTCTTGCAATTATAAATAAACTATCCTT